CATTTTCTGTTTTTAGCCAAGGTAGTTCAGGAACATTTTTCCCAGCATTAAACGTAGCTACTGGTTCAACAATAATTCCGTATACTGGGTCAATACCAACCAATAACGCTCCAGTTTCCTCTTCAGGCGCTATATTAACTGGCTCAGTGATTACCTCAGTAATTGGAACAGGATCGTCAGGATCAACTGTTTATACTGCATTATCAGGAATTAACGTTTCAGGTCTTGGAGTTGATGCTGTATTTACAGTTACTCGAACCGCAGCAGTATATGCTGTCACAGTAACAACTGCTGGAACAGGATATGCAATTAACGATCAAATCAGTATTCCTGGTACAGATTTAGATGGAACAAGTCCTAGCAATGATTGTTTGATTACGGTTGCCACAGTAGACACTGCTGGCGAAATTCTAACAGTAACTTCTTCTGGAGATGGTATTGCCTCAGGAGTTGCTGTTACACAAACTCTTTCAGATACATCACCAGTTGGATCCTCTGTTTTAGAATTTACTGATACAACAGGAATTCAAGTAGGTCTAGCAATTGATCGTGGAGATGGCACAAGCACTGCTGTCACTAACATTGAAGGTACTACAGTAACGTTGTCAAATCCTTTGACATCGGCATTAATAGGCGATGCCGCAGAATTTAGCAACATTGCACCAACAAGCATTATTGGAACTGGCACCGGAGTTAGGTTTGATGTCACAAGAACTGGGACACTGTATTCACCAACAGTAACATCAGGTCAACTAGGAACTGGTTACTTGGTAGGGGATACATTAACTATAGCTGGAACAGCACTCGGTGGGCTAGTATTAGTAAATGACCTAATTATCACAGTTACAACTATTGGTGTTGGTGGAACAGTTACGGGTATAACTAGTTCAGGCATTGGCGCTGATCAACAACTTTACTCAAGCAGAGCAACAACTCGTGTTACTGGTTTAGGAACCAGTGCAGTATTTTCAGTAACAAGGGTGGGGGTTAGTTATACAGCAGTCACCCCAACTACAGCTGGATCAGGATATGTTGTTGGTGACTTATTTGAAATTCTAGGCACTGATCTAGGCGGCACTACACCAGCTAACGATTTGTCGTTAACGGTAGACGCAGTCAACGGATCTGGCGGAATTACTTCAGTAACATTTTCAGGTATAGCAGATCCTGGAACAGCAACATATGCTACTCCAGCAACTGACCCAACAGCTTTCCCAGCACTAGTTGGCACCGGCGCAACTTTTTCAGTAACGTCGGCTGGAACTGTTTATACACCGTCTATTTTAAATAGTGGTGACGCAACAAGAACTGCTAGAATTATTACAGGAACTGGCAGCGCACAAACAACGGCAACACAAACAAGATTTGGATCAGGTAGTTTGCGTATTCCAAACTCAGTGTCACCGGCAACTGCTACTTCTTACGCAACTATTACAAGCAACACGGGCTTAGAATTTGGCACTGGAGATTTTACTATTGATTTTTGGTTCAGAACAGACTCAATTGGCACTAATCAAACGCTGGTTGATATGAGAAATACTTCATCTGACAGTGCAGTAGTTTTAGGATTTAACTCGTCAAATAATGTATATCTATTTGTTAACGGGACAACTAGAATCACTGGTACAGACAGCGTGGCTGCAGAAACATGGCATCACTTAGAACTATCAAGGTCAAGCGGCTTTACTGAACTATTCTTAGACGGACAAAGTCAAGGTACTTGGACTGACAGCACTACTTATGCTCTTCGACCAGCGATTATTGGTGCAGACTACCTAGGTGCTGGAGACGGATTTCTTGGATTCATTGATGAATTTAGAATATCTAAAGGCATTGCAAGACATACAGCAGGATTTACTGTAGCAACATCACCATATACAAATGATTCAAATACCACTGCACTATTACATTTTAATGAATCAACTGGATCAGCAGTATTTACTGATGATATTGGTGGTTATTCTTCAGGTAACCAATTTGTTATTCGTGGAACTGAATTAGGCGGCGCAACCCCAGCTAATGATTTAACAATTACTGTTCTAACGGTAACTGCTGATAAGAAAATAGCCACTATTTCTGGCGCTGGCACTGCACTAGATGACGACATTTATACTACATTGGCTGGAACACTATTGACTGGAAACGGAAGTGGCTTAACTCTTAATGTAAGTACTTCAGGAACTGTTTATTCAAACGTAACAACAGGCGCTATTGGATCTGGGTATGTTGCTGGCGATAAAGTTAAAGTTGTAGGAACATTACTTGGCGGCACTGCGCCAGCGAATGACGTAACAGTACAAATTGTAACTGTCGACGGCACCGGCGCTGTTGGTATTTTTACTGTATTATCAGGGACAGCAAGCGCAAGTTCAGCATCATACAGCTCATTAGTACCAACTAACACAGTAACAAAGGGATCTGGTTTAACAGTAACTATTGGTAAAGCAAGCGGATCTTATACATTTAATTCAGTAGGAAGTGGCGGTGACAACTATGTTGTTGGAAATAGATTAAAAGTATTAGGAAATGTTTTAGCTGGCGCTATTGTAACGCACGATTTAATATTAACAGTTACAGAAATTGACACAAGTGGATCAGTAGTTGATGCTACAGTCACTGGTACAAGCGCAGGCGGACAAGCAATAGATTTCTATTCAACAGTTATTATTTCAGAACCAACAATAGCAGTGTTGAACACAATAACACCTGTAACATTTGCAGCTATTGCGGTAATTCAAGTTACGTTTCTTTCTAATCACGGTCTAGTTCCTGGAGCTGGTATTTTAGTTAATATTACCTCAGCAGCTTTGAATCAAAATTTGGCTGCTGGACCGTTCTTCGTTGAGCAAGTACCAACCCCAACTGTTATTAGATATACTGCAAGAGCTGAAGGAAATATCAACGTTGGCGGCCTCACTGGTATTATATATACACGAACAGACACATTCTTTTCTCATAGACCGTATGACGGTGGCGTTCAATTAGGAACAGGAGGACCGCAACACGGTGCTCAAGCAATACGTATGAGTAAGAACTATATTCGTTACCAGTCAGGTAAGGGACTAATGTATACTACTGGCGCATTATTTGCTCCTAGTTATGACCTATTATTAGCAACTTCAACAGGATTGAATGTTGGAAGCATCATTACATTCACAACTGACGACGTCGATCACGGATTACAAGTTGGTGCCGATGTTAAAATTATTGGTGTTGAAACTAGCGGATATAATAACGAGTATGTTGTATCTTCCATTATAAGCGAACGTATATTTACAGTTGTTGCAACTCAACAACTAGGTGCAACTACAGCAACGCTGACAAGTCAAGCACAAATTTCATTGTATAGATGGAATGGCGCAACTGTACGTGCTGGATGTTTTGACGATCAAAACGGCATGTTCTGGCAATACAACGGACAAAGATTGGCTGTTACTGTGAGATCATCAACGTTCCAAGTTGCTGGCAGCGTGACAGCAACACCAAACAGCAATGCATTAATTGGCATTAACACTAGATTTAGAGATCAGTTAAAAGCTGGTGACAAGATTGTTATTAAAGGCATGACACACACAGTAACCAGTGTGCCAAGTCAAACATCATTGTTTATGAATCCTGACTATCGTGGTGCAAACGTTGGTACTAAAATAAAATTATGTCGTGTACAAGATAGATTCTTTTATCAAGAAGACTGGAATAGAGATTCAGCAGACGGAACAGGACCAAGCGGATACCACATTGACATCACAAAGATGCAGATGATTGGTATTCAATACACTTGGTATGGTGCTGGTTTTATTGATTACATGCTACGTGGACGTGAAGGCAATTTCTTATTCGTACATCGAGTACGTAACAACAACGTTAACACAGAAGCATTTATGAGATCTGCCAACTTACCAGTGCGTTACGAAGTTGTTAACGACGGTGCATTGGCAATGTTGACAGCTGATATGACTACAACATCAACATCAATTCCTTTAGATGATACAGACGACTTCCCCGATACTGGAACTGTGTATATTGATAATGAAATGATATCGTATACATCTAAGACAGCTACGTCATTAGGGGGTCTAACTCGGTCAGCCCCGCTAAGTAATTTCTCAGCAGGAGCTACCAGAACTTACACAGCTGGCGATGCTGCCGCCCACTCAATTAGAACTGGTGTTATATTCATAAGCAATAAAACAAGTCCAGTTATTAGTCACTGGGGTAGTGCTTACTTAACAGACGGTGGATTTGACACTGACCGTGGTTATTTGTTCAACTATCAAGCTACTTCTTTTATTGCAACCACAGCACGTAAAACAGCATTCTTAATTAGATTGGCTCCCAGTGTGTCTAACGCTATTGTTGGAGACTTGGGTGATAGAGAACTAATTAACAGAGCGCAGTTGCTACTACAAGGTATTGAAGTTACTGCGGGCACAGGTAGTGCTTCTGGTATCGTTCTTGAGGGGGTACTAAACCCAAGCAACTATCCAGTTAATCCAACACTAATTGACTGGCGCTCTTTACAAAATCCGTCAGCTGGAGGTCAACCATCGTTTGCACAAGTGGCTTTGGGAACTTCTGTAACATGGAATAACTTGTTTACTGTGTCATTTGATGCCACAACAAGGACATATGGTGTTGGTAACGGATTCTACTATGCAGAATTCCTTGCAACAGAGGTTGCTAACGTACGAGTTGGTATGGTAGTAACATCTCCGACTGCTGGGGTTCAAGCAGTTATTCCAGGCGGTACAACAGTTTCTTACATCAGCGGCCTATTTAATAGAAGCGGTACAAACTATGTAACAATTTATTTTAACAAGAACTTTACTGGAAACATACCAGTTAGCTCATCATTCTCTTTCAGTTCAATTGCTGAGTATGCTGCTCCTGGAGAAACTATTTTCTCTTTCGTTGGATTGCCAAACAATCAAACAGCGTTGAGCTTGGGACAGTTGAAAGAAATTACCAATACTGCTATTGGTGGTAGAGGTGTATATCCCAATGGTCCAGACGTATTGGCCATTAACTGTTACTTGACTGGTGGTAATCAGCAAGAAGTTTCAATTGTGTTGCGTTGGTCAGAAGCTCAGGCGTAATACGCAACCACAAAAAAACGCTGCTTAGGCAGCGTTTTTTAATGACTGAAATTTACATTAAATCAATTACATCAAAAACAGTTTGTAGTTTGGTACGCATGGTTTTGTTGCCAAAACTACTACGCAATGCTTGGTGTAAGGGTTTGGGAGATCCATCAATGGAACTCCAACACCACCCTTCGTGTTCATCACTTAATGTTGGTATGAATTCTTCTTCTACTACGCACAGATACGTGTGAAAATTAAAGACACTGTCGTTGCTAACAAATGTTTCTAACGGCATTGTTTTAATTATAGAGGGAGGCTCGCCAATTTCTTCTTGGATTTCACGTTGGAGACCTTGCCAAGCACTTTCACCTTGGTCGTTTGTCCCACCAACCAAGCCCCATGTGCCTGCATGTTTTCCATGAGATTTTTGTAGTAATAAAATTCTACCTGTTTGTTTGGCATAAAATACTGCCCCGCTACAGACAATTTTATCTTTTATAGTTCTAGTCTCCATGTACCCCTCGCATATTCGCCTTCGAAGCTCTTGCCCCATTGGACTCCGTTCCATTTGTATTGAACGTTAGTATATATGTTAGTTAGGTATATGATCTGGTCATTTGTGGCACCAGCATCCATTACTACGCTCCACTTGTTGCCATCCCACTCAATGATGTCATTAGTGTTGGCAATAAAATCGCTGCCGTCAGCATTCTTCCAAGCATCAGGTCCGTCTTCATTCAAGTATAGTTCGTATGTGATTACATCATCGATTGCAACAGTTGTGTCCAAACGTAATACTAACATGTCAGCAATATTAGATCCAGTTGCACTGACTTCTAACCCATTTACAAATACTTTGAAATCAGTAATTTTATCATACTCTGTGTTAGTGTCCAATCTATTACTGCGATTTTCAGCAATCAATGTTTCTCTGATTCCGCCGCCAATGTTGTTAATAATCAAGTATCGTGTACCAACTGAAGGTGCATCTAATCCAGCACCTGGACCACTCTTTTCTGGATCAACAATCGCATCAAATGTTCCTGGACTGTTAGGCCTACTAGTTGACGCGATATCAGTGTTGGTTGGAAAAGTGTCTGGATCCCAACTAACAGTTAATATAGTTTCATCAAGCGGATTAAGCGCAGTAGTGCCGCTAACTTCAGTGGCGTTTTCTTGTATTAAGAACAATCTACTTACTCCTGGTCTAAATTGTCCAGGATATGGATCTAAAATAGTTCTCCAGTTTATACTGTTACCCATTTTAACACTAACATACAGCGAATTATTATTAGCATGAGTAACATTCTCGCTTGGATCTAAAATCCTAGCATTACCGCCGTGTACAGTTATGCCAAAGTTTTCAATACTGGTTTTTGCTTTGTCTAATATGTCGCTAAAGTTTGGACCTGCCTCAACAGTATCTACACCCAAACCATCAATATAACCATTACCGGCAGAAATTCCGCCTTTATAAACACCCATTACAATATTGGTAACAACGCCAAGTGTTTTAACTTTACTTGGTGGACTGATCCATATTGGCATGTCAAATGTTAATGAAGCAACATCAATATTACTTTCTGCACCAACTGGTACTTGTCTACTGCTAAATGTCATATTAGTCAAATTGACCACGCTTAAACTGGTCCAGTCTAAGTAATTGTCAGTTGTTTGTATTTCCAAACTAGGATTAAACAACATCATAATTTGTTCTAATATCTGCAACTTTTGTTCAGTACTTGTACTCCAAATATCTGCTTTAACTGTTAGTTTATATGGCGTCGGCATCAAACGTTCTACAGTATAGTTTTTACCCTGTGTGCTAGTATACGCACCGTCTTCAACGTCTCTTTCGCGAATGTGTACTTTGCCCACGTGAGTAGCATCTGCCAATCTTTCTCGGTCCATTTGTAAATCAGTAATATAAACAGCAATACGCGGAGCACTGTTAATCTTATTTTCACTGTTTTGACGATTAATGTTGGCAACTTGTCTATCGCTATCACCGTACATAACGGGCACTTGTTTAAGTGTGCCGTCACCATATTTTACTACAAAGTTGCTTAACAAACGAATTGTTTGTAACAAATAACGTCTTATCTGACCATCATAGAAAAATTGCATTATAAATCTGCCTTAGGTTTTAGAGCTTTACTCAATGCTTGACGCTCCACAATAACTTCGCCACCAATTTCTGCACTAGCAGTATTATTGATGAAACTAGTTTTAAGTGTTTGTTTAGTATCAGTGTTTGACATAGTCATACGTACTGCATCTTCAGTTTTTACCCAACGTGTTCCATCATACCTAAACAATCTATTAGGCATGAAGTCAGTACGCAAGTAATAATCATTTAAATGTGCGCTTGCTGGGAAATTTATCCCATGACCAAAATCAACACCGTTAGGAGGAACACCGTCGCCTAACAAGTATCCAACATATCCACTACGTACAGCACGTCCGTGTACAGCACTAGCATCTGTCCCGCCATCTGCGTTGCCAATAAAACTTGCATCAATTGCCGTTTGATCCGCAGTTTGTAGTACTGGCTTACCAGTGTTTGGATCAATAGCAAGAGTAAAGAATTGTTGTGTTTGATACCCACTTAACGGAGCATCTGCTTCAGCTTG